ATCCTCAAAGAAGCGTTTATATATCCAATGCTCTTTTGTAACAGGATTGAGTATAAGTATGACTCTATTGTGTATTCCTTTTTCTCTAATACTTAAATCAATAGTATCAAAGATATTCTCATCAACAAGTTCTTCAGCTTCATCTAATACCCAAGTGCTTATACCTTGTAATGACTTTAGGCTTGCTGTTTGATTTCCTGCTGAAGTTCTAATACCTCTAAATAATATATCTGAATTATTCTTTGTATTAACTACTTCTTTTTTATTAATACTAAACACTTCATCAAACCCTAGCAGCCCTATCTTTTCTAAGAACTCAGGAATGATTGACAAGTGAGCTGATGTCATTGTAAAACGTGTAAAGAGTATTCTAATCCCTTTAGTCATAGTCAGCAAAGTAAGAAAGACTGTTACAGCAAAAGACTTACCTGAACCCCTTCCACCTGTTATAATAAAGTAACGAGCATCAGAATTAAATAAAGGATTGTATTTCTTATTCAGTATCAGTTTCAACAAATGTTATAACAGGCATATTGATAACCTTATCACCTGAAGTTATATCTAACTCTGACTTCTCTACATATCCCCTACGCTTTCCTTTTGTCTTTAAGAAAAAGATTGTTGCTGATGTTGAGCCATCTCCTATCTGTTTATGTAATTGGCTTTCACCAAAGTCTAATGCTATGTTTTCAATGTCTTGAACTTGTTTAGCAAATTCTTCATCTTCATTTAGCCATTTATAGTATGTTGAACGTGGAACGTCTGCTGACTTACAAGCAACTGTTACAACTCCTAAGCTCTTTTCTAAAGCTTTTAAAATGCTTTCCTTTTTTATGTGTCTACTTTCGTCCATTTTATATTCCTTTAAATGCTTTCAATGGATAGAAGATTAAACTATTTCTATACCCATTTTCTGCTATTGGTTTAATTGGTGTTACTCCATGTACATTCTTCCAAGCAGGGTACACTAACATTGAGTTGTCTGCTTGTTCAAAAGTTGCATTGTAGTCGGGTACATTTAAGCAGCCTCCATTTGCGTTGTTTCTTTTAGTCAGTATTGTGTTTACTGTTCCTACTATGTTTCCTGTATCTCTGTGAAAAGCTGCTGCTATATTAAAATTAGATATGCTGCTAGTGTACATATTACCAAATCTCCATTCTTTTTTTACATCTTCAAATAATTCTGTTTGTCTTTTATAAATATGTGGAGTTAGTTCCTTAATGATTTGTTCAGCTTCTAAACAAGCCCCCCACATAGCTTTAATAAATGTTTGAGCTTTTGGCTCTCTATGTACAGGTGTGATACTTGGGTATGGCATCCTCATATGAGGTTTAGGAGCCCTGCTTCCTAAAATAGTACTAAACTGAGTTACTAAATTCTTACCCTCTCTTTGTCTTTTTAATTTATCTTGCTTATTTCCTTGAGGACCTCTGCTCATTTCCGCTTTAGGCACATTATCACTTCTAAATTCTTTGTTCGCAATAGCAATAAATGCAGTTAATTTTTTACTGTACTTTGTTACATCTTTAATATAAAAACCAATTATCTCCCCATCAACTTCTAATAAGCAGTCTTCTTTTATGTTTGGCTCATAGTACGGACATTCCTTTCCTATCTTAATATTATGTTCTACCTGCTCTAATTTAATTGTTTTCATTTTATTATTTTATTTAAACTCTTTGCAAATGCTTTGTAATTTATTTTTACATCAACTTTCTTATTTGTCTTATATAATTTTGTATAAGGATGCCATTTCTTTGTCATTTTCTCTGCCCATTTATAGTCTTGTTTATCCTTATACTTTTCGTGCAAACCTCCTTTATTACTTCCAACTGTTGGTGTGCTGAAACCAATCTTTAAAAACTTTACTATTCCGTTACCTTCTTTTATTGTTTTTAGTGCAAAGTCCTTATCTTCTTTAGTATCTTTACTGTAGTTCCAATCAATTTTATTTACATTCATTAAAATACACGCTTCAACTGAAGCTTTGTTAATTACATAATCTTGTTTTGCCGTCCATATTAATTGCTTATTATTTATACCATACAATTCAAATGGTAATTGATTTGCCTTTTCAAATATGTTTATCCATAAATCTGCTCCAACTTTTATATTCTTTCCATTTCTATATTCGTAAAAAGAATTGATGTCATCATCACACATTATAATCCATTGATGATTATTTTCTTTAGCATATTGTAACATAAAGTTTCTTACATAAGATATTCCTTGATTATCTTTTTGTATATTTATTTTATTCGGAACTTCATACAAATCAATTTCTTTTGGCTCAATAAAGTGTTTTACTTCTATTGCTGCTTCTTCAAACAACTTGTAGGTCTTTGTATTTAACCTTCCTTTAGTTGGTATAAAACAAATCATCTATTGCTTAAAAGCGTTCAAAACAATTAACCCTACATTCTTCCCTTCTTTTCTTGCTGTGTTAATCAGTAATACAGCTTCGTCATAATGCTCAGGTTCAAACTCAATTTGTATTGCTCTCTTTACACCTGCTTCTTTATCTTGTAATGTTGAGCCTAAGTCTAAATCTTCTAATACAGAATAGTCTACTGCTTCTTCAGGTTGCCATACATCCATTCCCCATTCTCCTAGCTTAGCGTTATCCCATTCGTTTCCTAGAATATCCCAATCCCATTCACCAAACCCTACATTATCCTTTACGATAAATTCTTCTTTCTGTTCTTCTGTCAAGCCCTTAGCTATTTTAACAGGAACTTCTTTTAGCCCTGCTGCAACACAAGCTTTGTATCTCATATTACCACCTAAGATAACATTGTTCTCGTCAAGTATTATTGGTCTGAGGTCTAGCATTTCAGGAAAGTCCTTAATTGACTTGACAAGTTTTTTAAATTTAGCTTCCTTAATTATTCTTGGATTGCTTTCGTTTGGTTTTAATTCGTTGATTTTTAGTTTCATAGTATATAATAGAATTTTTGTTAATTTATTTTAGTAGTCTTCATTTACTCCTCTTGTTCCTATTAGCTTTTCTTTTGCTCCTGCCCAAAGCTTGTCTCTTTGTTTACTTAAACTAGGTTCAGTTCTTTTAAGGTTTGGCATACCGTCTGTTGGTTTACTATCCATATACTTACCACAACTGCATTGAGCTTCTTTACAAACCCACTTCTTATCTCTAAGGACTATTGTAGCTTTGCCAACTTCTTTTTCTTCTTTACCACATTCGCAACTATAAAGAGTCATTATGTAATCTGTCTAGTTCAAAGTGCAAGTGATTTATTGCTTTCTGTATATCTTGTTCAGCAGGGTTACCTTCTTTTTTACCTGCTCTTAATAAATAACTGATTGCAGTTCCTAAGTTGTAGCTATTAGGTTGAAAGTCCTCTACTACTTTTCTTGCTGAGTAACCGTACTTCTTTCCTGAGTAGTAACTTGGTTCGGGTGTTGCTTTGTAATCTAAGTCAATTGGTGACATATTTTCTAGGTTTTTAATTAGTTTCTCGTTCTGCGTCATTATCTAATAGTTTTAATAATTGGTGCGGCGTGTATATTCTGCTATCTCCTGCATAGTTTTCAAATATACAAGTAAAGTTATCGTTTTCCCAAGTCCAAAGACTTCTGACATTCTTTTTAACGTGGTTGTTTAATACCCATTTAATTGTTTTGTAAGTTCTTTTCATATCTATTATTTTAGTTTTAAATACGCTAAGGGTTCAGAAAAACATAAGAAAATAACCGCTTTGTTATTTAAGATAAATTTAGCCCTTAGCATATTCTTTATATAGTTTTTTTATTCCATCAAAGCAAGTTGATATACAAGAACCGCAATTAGTCTTTACATTGTAGTTAGTATTGTATATTGTATTATAAGTTTCTATCATTCTCTTTTTTGCTGCTTGATCTTTTGCTCTACCTGTTTTTAAGTCTTTCCACATATCTAATATTTCATCTACTATTTCTTGAGGTAAACTTTCGGGTGTTTCTATTTCAGTTGTTTTTTGCCATTTCTTTTGACTGCACCCCATTGGTGCAAGTCTAGCTTTTATCTTCATAAAACAGCCGCAGTCCTTACAAGTTCCCGTAGGTTTAAAATAATAAATACAACTCTTACAAATAGTAATCCTATCTTCATAGACTTCATTAGGCACAAAGAACTTATTCATTTAATTCTTTTTTAAGTATATCTCTTACCTTGTCTATTGTAGTAAATAAACTGTTTCTGCTTATTCCTGTTTTCTTTGCTAAACTGTCTAGTGTCTCCCCCGAATAGTAAAGCTCAAATATCTTTTTATCGTACCAAGTTTGCTTGTCTAACACTTGATCAATTTCTTCTAGCTTTTCCCATTTGTAATTGTCTTCTATTTCTTCAGGCAAGTTATAGATACTATTATGAAAAGCGTTCTGACTCGTGCTTGTCATATATACTCCTACTAAATTTGTGTAATATTTTTTATACTTATAATAAAAAGGACTTCTAACACTTGTTAAACTTCTTCTTAATACAACGGCTCCATAGCCTTTAATTCCTTTTATGCCGTCTTTTTCATAAATGTTTTTTAATGTTTCAGGGTTCATCTGAAGGAAATACAAGAACATTTCTTGACAAGCATCATTAATAGCTTCTTCATCTTGCGTAATACCATAACACATATTTCTGAAGAAAGAACTTAGCTTAGATATTTCTGCATAAATCTCAGTCATTTACTTGTTTTAAAGCATCAATCTTATCAACTACATCAAAAACCATTTCACTAAGAACAACCTTATAAGCTCTCAGTGTAGGTGCATTAGTTTTAGTTTCAAGGCCTGCAAAGAAACCATTTGTAGCAACTGAAAGATTTGTTGGTATTATCATAATCCAATCATACCAATTATTTTCTCTTACTCCTTTGCCATAGTTGTTATGGTATTCTAAAATAATATCTACTACATCTAAGAAATTATTGTATCTTGATTTTGAACTTACATCTTTTGCGAACTCAGTACACATAGTTATATACGTTTCAATTATCTGCTTGTGTTCTTCACTTGAGTAAATCGGTTCAATCATACGCCAAAGATAAAAAAAATGTTACTCTATTCCTTTTTCTTTTTTTAACTTTTCAACAAGTGTTTTGTAATAACTTATCTTTTCTTCATATTCAACACGACTTATCTTTACAGTTGTTCTAGCTATGTATTGTAATTCTTCAGCTTTACCTTCGCCGTACTTTCCGTTTAAAGCTAACGAAAACTTG